CAAGGATTTCATCAGGTCACTGATGTCCTTACCTCCTTCAAACTGGGGAAGCACAACATTGGTAAATCCTGTCCTCTCGCTGAACTTTTTTGCGTCTTCCAAGCCGGGAGCATCATTGTCAAAGCATACGAACAGATGTTTAAACCTGCTTTTCAGGACACCAATGGCGGTATCAGACATTCCGTAGCCTTCACCCTGCACAGCTATACTGGGTATTCCTGCATTAGCCCACAGACATAAAGCATCCTTCAATGATGAACACACACATACCATATCACCTTTCTCGGGAAGCTTTGTCCATAGTGATACCACAGAACCGTCCATTCTACTGAACCACTTAAAGCCGTCTTTATTGAAAGGACGGTATATCTTGAACTGTATCCTGCCGTCCTTCTTCTCAAGATAGACATAGGAATGTTTGTCCAGCGGAATGGCATATTTTACCAATGTTCCGTCATCCTCAGTCTTGGTGACGATGGTGTGGGAAACAGGATAGACCATGGCATACTTAAGCCACTTAAGGCTTATTCCGTAACTTGACCAATAATCTAAATCATACTGTCTCCAATCCCTTATCCTTACCTGGATATCAGGCTTGTTGTAAGAGATCTTAACCTTTGGCTTCCTGTTACCACAGTTTCCTGTTATCTCCACACCTTTATCACCGACGGTTTCATCATACAGCCTGCACAGCGCGTCTGTGAATGAACAGTTCCAGTACTGCTGCATCAGGCTGATGATGTCACCTGATTCACCTGTAGCGTAATCCTTGTAGTAGACATGCCCCGCATTATTGGCATAGAATGCAAAAGACGGATGTTTATCTATCCTTAAGGGAGAATTCATCTTGCAGGGTATCTTGGTTACCCCGAAATAGGTTCCCACTATATCCGCCTCATTGCATCTGCTAAGGACATCATCCACTGTAATGCTTCTTGAAGTCTTACCTACTGTCATGGTGTTACGCTGTTTAAGGTGAATGGATTATTTCAGATCAATCCCAAGGCATGGCTGCAGAGCCGTCCTCTACAGCGCTCTCCAGGTTGGTGGGTTCTACAGCATACTCCTGAAGGACGCATACCTTATACTCGGTGTTGGGCCAGGAACCTGCAGCCTTTGCCTCAGCAAGACGCTTCTCCAGCCTGTCAACAGCATTGCTGTAGTTAGGCAGAATCATGTCACCGCGTGTGCATACATCCTGATACTGCTTGTTGTCATCAGTGGTGCGGACACCATAGAGCATCTTCACCTTGTTGTTAGGCTGCATAGCGATGGCATCCTTCAGTTCCTTGAAGTTACCGTTGAAATAGTCCTTGATGCTGTCAAGCTGGAACCTGCCGTCATCAGCATTGGGACCCAGTTCCCACTTGCCATTGGGATAGGTAAACACGTCAGGCACCACCAGATAAGCCTTAAGGAAGGCTACAAGGTCAGCCTCACCATTGTAGCAAGGACGGTAAACAGGACCAATCTTTGCAGGATTACCGTTCTTGGTCAACAGTGGCTTCTTTGCCTTGACATCCTCAATGTTGCCCCAAGTGGTATTGCCATAGATATCAATCACCTGCTGACTCATACCATCACGGCTAATGGCAGACTCATTACGGACAAAGAAGCTTGCTCTGCCGATGGTCTCAATACCGTTATTCACCTCAGGATCAGTCTTAAGGATGAAGTCAATGCGTGCAAACTTCACACCATCACGCTCACCTGTGTACTCAGGCACAGGCATCTCACGTCCATAAATCTTCTCTAACTGCTTGGCATCGGGATTTACTGCCAGAACATAGGATGATGCAAGGCCGATATACCTCTTGAAACCTTCACCTGCTTCAGTTGACACTGCGGTTTTACCTACGGTAAGAAAACTATAGCTACTCTTCATTGTTATAAATTTTTATTAAACGTTTAATAAGTTATTGTTGATTAAAACTCAAATGAATTCTCAAAAACTTCCTCAGGCTGTTCTGCAACCTCTTCTGCCACAGGCTCTTCCATTACAGGCTGCTCAACAGGAGCCACCTCCATGTCACCCTCGGCGACAGGAGCACCCTCATTGTCATTCTCATCCTTAACAGTCACCACATACTCGCTGGTCTCAGCGTCAAAGCGGACATTGGGATTGATGATATACTTGGTCTGCTTAATCTCCTTGCCGTTCTTGTCAAGTTTGCCTGTAGGTTCAGTTACCTTGGTGACCACCTGCTCAGTGCGCAGGCCAGTCTGTGCGATGATACCGCTCTCATAGTTCAGGATGGTCTTTTCATGCTGGTTATACTCCTCGGTATACTTCTCGATCATTTCCTTGGCTTTGTTTCTCTTTGCCATGATAGGGGCTACATTCATTGCAGTACGCTTAATTGCTGCTAAATCTCTTGTTGAAATACGCTTCTCCATTTTGTTTTGTTTTGATTAATGATTTGTTTGTTAATGTTTTATTGTTTGTCTTAAAGACGATTAGTTCATTTTGTAATACTCTCTGATTTTAGTATCCACCAGTTTGAGGCTGTTGGGAATCTCAAAGTCTTTGAATAAGCCCAGCGGGGTTTTTGCGCTGCTGTGATTGGCTTTGGTCTGGAACAGATACTTATTGTCTCCACCATCACCATAATCCACACGGGTCATCAGGACAATGGGATAAAAACCTTCTGGCTGGGTCTTTGTCAACTTCTTGCCAATGACACTGAACACCATCTTCTCTGTACCGTCCTGCTGTGTCTGTAACATGGTGTGCCCAAAGATATAGGCAACCTGATCATCACGAAGTGTGCTGTTGCAGAGCATGTTCAGCTCAATGATATCATTGCTGACCTCACGCCACTGGTCAAATGACATCTTCTTGCGGTCATTGAACTCCTTCATAGCCAGATAGATGTTTACAGTGTCAATTGCCACCGACTTGATATCCTTTTGCTTGGCACAATAAGCCAAAGCACTGCGGATCTCATCAAAGTTCTTGGGTTCTACATAATTGCGTTGCTCAGTACCCCACATTCCGGCAGGAAACGGGAGAGTTTTCCTGTCAAGATTGAGGATAAAATGAGACTTAGGATCCATACCCTGATAATTGTCAAGGTCAAACTTACCATCGGGATTAATGATGGTACTTGTTGTTTTACCGTCCCCTGAGGGACCAAGGATAGCCACTATAACAGCCATGATTCTTCTACTCTTTTTTTAATGATTTGTCAATAAATAGTGAATAGTGACAAAGGTACAGTGATGCTGACACCCTTGCCACTACATTTGTTTTACGTTATAAAATATGAAATGAACCTGTTAGGTTCTTGTGGATTCGTTCCTTTGTATTAAGTCATAGACTTTTTTCATGCTGGGAATATCAGTTGACTTGGGCAAAGGAGCGAAATAATTCACAGCTCCATCAAAATACAGAGCAAGTACACCGTTGGAAGCACCTTCACGGTTAAGAACTACTTCAAGGAATCTGGCATGGTCTTTCAATCTTGTGATGTCATAGCCCATGTAAGTCGGCATTTCAAATGCAAAAGGATTTGTTATACCAAGCATTACTGAGCAGTCGCGGCCACTGTCTTTCCCGTCAGCCAATCCTGCGTAAGTAGGCCGAATCTTGCTTGCTTTGAAAGCATCAAGATCTAGAGTATCTGTATTTTGCTGTTGGATCAGTACAGGAATGTAGTTGTAATGATTGCGGAAAATCATGAAATACTCCGAGAGTTTCTTTATCTTTTCCCTGTCATTCATTCCGCGTTCATTGTCAGTGTTTCCAGCATGATCCCAGATTATCTCCACATACTCATCAGGGTCTTTGGGTTCATAATAATCAAAGACTTCCTTCTCCTGCTTCACTCCAGTTTCCTTGTTCTCGATAAGTACCTTCTTGCGGTGAATGGTTCCAGCCTCTTCAGCATACTTGTTGATTATCTTCCAGCACCCCGTAGGATTTCTATCAGACATAAAGAGCACATGCTCCTCAAAAAACTTGAGAATATCCTGATATTCAGGGCTATGTAGGGTCTCAAGGATTTCTGGAGAAGCTGTATTATCTTTATCAATAGAACCTAGTACCATTGGAGATATCCTTATCTTCGATTTAGAAAGTGTGTAGAGCAGATAACACATGAACCTCATGGTTATCTTCTCTGGAGTCTCTTCCAACGGAAAATAGAATATTTTAATCCTTATCTGCTCAGGGTGATAATAAGCATACAAGATATTGTTATACAGAAACAGATAGCTGGTAATCTGGGTTTTCCCTGCCTTAGTTCCACCTGAAACCAGATAATACTTACCTTGTTCAGTGCCTGGAAAATCCATACGGAAAGATACAAAAGGAGAAGGAATGCAGTTAATGCCACCGTCCAGCACCTTCTGCCTTCTTTCTTCAAGATTGTCAAGAACTCTGTTAATCAGTCCCATACTCAATTTCTGCTAGAGAACAGCCAAGAGTCATCATTAACATGTACAGATTCTTCGTTCTCTTTATTCTCAAGTTGAGTAGCCAATTGACTGATTTCCTCAACTACAGGATTACCATATT